GCGCAGACAAAAAAAGGCCGCTGGGCATGGCGAGGAGAGGTCGCAGCCCAGCGGCCAGTTTCCTCAACGCACACAGGCAGCGAGCGGAGGAGCGCGAGGGAGGATCGCGCACCGCAAACATACAAAAATCGCGGCCAGTGGTAAAGGCTCAAAAATCTGCTCCAGAGACCGTTGACATTTCCGCACCACTCTTTTACGCCGTGAGGCGTAAGGGTGGTGCGGAAAGTGGTCTTCCGCACTGGTGGTGGGTCACACCACGCCCCTGATTCCCCGCTTCAATGGCTTCGCCCACCCGCCCGCAGCGGAAACGCCATACGCCATCGTCGTGTGGTCGCTGGCCAGTGACAAGCACACGGCATCCGCACGGTCTGGCGACTTCAGCCCGCGCTTCTTCATGTCGTCCTTGCTCTCCACCTTAATCTTGCCCGACGACATGAACGAGTAGCGCGGCGCGGTAAGCTCGCCAACCAGCTTCTCGTCGCGTGGCAGCTTAACGTCGCGGCCCTCCAGCCACTCCTTGGCCTTAAACCACAGCTCGGCCCGCATATTCGCGTAGATCGCGCTGGACGCGGCCCTCTCGGACACGTTCAGACCACGCGCTGGCAGCCCTAGCTCCCTCAAGCGGTCCAAAACACCAGCGCCAAGCCCGATGCTGTCCACGATGATCTCAATGGGCCGCTTCGACGGGGGCATCGTGTCAAACTCGATCTTCACCGCCCCGACAAGCTGCATCAGGTCCAGCCCATTCCACACCTTCAGCGGATGCACAACTGGCCCCTGACGCTTGCACAGCACCGAACTATCGTTGCCGTGCCGAGCCACGTCTAAGCCCCACACGGCCCGCGCATCCTCAGCCACCGTGATCTCCGCATTCAGGGCCGCCTCGACAAGCTCCATCGGGATCACCGTGTCATCCTCGGCGGGCGGGAAATTGCCCAGAACGCGGACGTGATACGCCGGAGACCCCTCGCCGTAGCGATCCTTCATCTCGCGCACAAAGTCATCGCTCACGCGGGGCGAATCCAAGCAGGAGACGTGCATCGTGAACCAGTCGTCGCGTAGCCGGTGGTGCGTCTCGTAGAACAGCCCGCTGACGCGGGTCGGGTTGCCGGTCAGAATCGTCGTGGCGTTGTGGCCAGACATCGAGCCAGCGGCACTCTCGAACACCGCCTCGGGAACACCCGACGCCTCGTCCGCAATCAGCAAGACGTGCGGCGAGTGGACACCAGCGAGCGCCTCCGGCTGCTCCGCACGGCTCGTCCGGCACGAGATAAACGTGTCGGAGGGCGACGCCTTGCTCTCAATGCGGTCGCTCTTCACCTCCAGCAAGTCGCTCAGTGGCGGCTTCAGGCGCTTGATCAGCCGCTTCACCTCAGCGAACAGGGCGTCGAATAGCTGCGCCGACGTGGGCGCGGTCATCACGACCTTCGACGGGGTGCGCCAGAGTATGTGCCAGACCGCCGCGATGGCGACGGCTGTCGACTTGCCGACCCCGTGGCCAGAGCGGACGCTGATGCGGCGCTTCTTCGGGTCGGCGACGGCGCGCAGAAACTCGACTTGCCACTCGTCCGGCTCGACGCCCAACGCCTCGCGGGCGAATAACACTGGGTCGCGGCTGTAGCGTTGCGCTAGCGTAATGAAGGGGTTCGCGGCCTCGTTATGGGGTGCTCTCTCCACGGCGGTTCTCCTGTAGGGTGCCGCGATTATACGCAAAATTTTTCAGGACTGACACCGTGATTTTCGTGATAACCCTCGGCGGCCTCGGCCTCCTTGCGGACGGCGTAGGCGTCCTTGAATGATTCAAATGATCCGAGGTGGCGGTTCCCAATCGTGACGCGCCATAGCCAGCGCCTCTTGTCCCAAGCTATGCCCAAAACTCCAGACATCGAGTCATCCGGCAGCCGCCTGTTTCTGGCATTTTCGGCGTTAGTGGCAGCCCTCAGGTTGGCGATCCGGTTGTCATCCCTGACGCCATTAATGTGATCAATCTGATCCTTCGGCCACTCCCCGTAGTGAATGGCCCACGCAACTCTGTGCGCCTTGTATCTCTTGCGCCCAATCGAAACGCGCTGATAGCCTCGATGCGGCTCCAAGTAGACGGGCCTGCCTGCATGGCTGGAGTTGAAGCTCCGCGTAGCACGGTCACCGTCATCGTGGCGCTCGCGCCATGTGAATGCGCCGGTGTCGGGGTTGTAGTCGATGAGATCACGAAGCTCTTCTGGGGTATGCGTCATGGCGTGGCCTCCTTGTTGCTTGTCTACCCCCGCAGCCTACCCCCCTTGCGGCGCTCCGTGCAAGTGCAAAATTTTTTTGGGGGCCAGTGTGTGGGGAGCTGGCCCAGCACGGCCCACCCGCGCCTTTCGAAGGGGGGGCCAAATGCCGCGGCGCGGCAAAAATGCTGCGCTGCGGCACCGATCTGGCGATAAAAGGCGCATAATCCGTATTATGTAATATGCGGTATTCGTTATGTGTGTGCAATATCAACGTGTTAGCGAGGCAACGCCGCAAATCGCCGCGTTTCTGCGCCGCAGCTATCGTGCAAGTTGCAAAATGCTGCGTGTGCATTGCTGCAAAGCAGCGACGATGCTGCGGTGCGGCGTGCAACCGCGCACGCTCGCAGCGCTCCGGCGGTGCGCGGCGTTGTGGTTTTTGGTGCGTGAAAATAGTTGTTGACATTGTGAGGCGGTTGCCCTAGCTGTTGGGTTATAGGGCCACAGTGGCCCGCTCATAGGAGGGAAATGCAATGACATATTCTGAATCGGCTCGGGGCGTGATGATCAACATGGCACGCGCTTACAAATTGGTCACAGTTGAACACGGGATTGATAAAAGCGAATGGCACGATTGCTGTCTTTACCTTATTGGCAAGAAGGACACGAGAATTGACGAGGAGGGCCACATCGTCTCAGTCGACGCCGGACACGTTTTCGACTGGCTCGGCTACTAATCAACGCAAAGAAGGAGGGAAACACAATGACCAAGGCACAAACAGCCGCCATCATTTACGAGGGACCGAGCATGATCGACGGTAAGCCCATCGTTGCCATCGCCACCTATTCCGGCCGCAACCGGAAAACCGGCGCAATGGTGCAGACATACATACTGAGGGCCGACATTAACCCGCTCGACGCTAGCAAGACTGGCGAGGATGCGTCGATCTGTGGCAATTGTCCGCTGCGTGGTGAGCCGACCAATGATCCGGCTCGCAAAATCGCCAAGGGCCGCCGTTGCTATGTCAACCTAGCGCAGGGCGTGCTCATCGTTTGGCGCGCATACAAGCGCGGCGTTTACGCTCCGGCCGTCGACATTGCCGCCCTTGGCGCGGGCCGCATGGTGCGCCTTGGCACCTATGGCGACCCCGCCGCCGTTCCGGTCGAAATCTGGCAAGCCCTGACGAGCGAGGCCAGCGGATGGACCGGTTACACGCATCAATGGCGCACAACGCCAGCCCTGCGGTCGCTTTGCATGGCTAGCGCCGACAATGAGGCGCAAGGCGTCATCGCCCGCGCTATGGGCTGGCGGACCTTCCGCGTGGCCGCCCGTGGTGAGATAGCGCCGCCGGTGCGCGGCGTCGAGATCAATTGCCCTGCATCAAAGGAAGCCGGTGCCCGCGTCCAATGCGAGGCCTGCGGCCTGTGCAAGGGCGCGGCAAGCGCTGGCAAATCGATCATGATTGCCGAGCATTGATGCTTTCCGGTGACCGCCCCGCAATGGGGCGGCATCCAGAGCGCATCGCTCTAACACAAGGGCCACAGAGGCCCGCGACATAGGAGATACTGAGATGAATACTGGGATCAATAAAGACGGATCGCTCGCCCCGCAAAAAACAGTCACCCGCTATCGCGGCTCTAATGGCGCAGAGTACGAGATTTATCTCCATTGCGCCGATGACGGCAAGGGTGGCGACATCACACGCGGTGGCGCTCCCCTCAAAACCTACGAGGAGTGGCTCAATAGCTAGCCAGCGGGGGCTTCGGCCCCCACCACAAGGGCCACAGTGGCCCGCAACATAGGAGAGAGAAACAATGCAACGAAACGTCAATTTCGGCCGGTGCCACCTCGCAACGTGGCGCGAAGGCAGCCTACCCAAGGCCAGCAAAGGCGAAATCGTGGTGAGCCATGACCAGCGCCACGATGCCTATTCCATCCCCACAGGTGAGGAAGCCGCTTTCCGCGACTGGGTCGCTGCGACTTGGGAGAGCGATAACGAGCCGTGGGATGTTAACGAAACGGCTCAGGCCTACTTGGACCGGCGCGGCATCACGGTGAGGGTGGCACAATGACCAGCCAGCAATTCCGCCACATTCGCCGAGAGCGCGCCCAACGCCGCGCGCTCATGCTAGAACGCTGCGCCGAGATCGTCGCGGCCCTCTGCCTCTTCGCAATCCCTGTCGCGGGCCTCTTCATCGTGTGGGGGCTGCTATGACCAAACAGCAACTGATCGACGCTATGGACGCTGGCCTAGATGTGCGCTGGCACAATGACGGGTATATCTGCTACCGCGACAGGTCTGGGCAGTATCTCAAGACCTTTGAGCCAAACGGCCACACGATTGGCATTTTCCATCGCGATGGGGTCGGCATGAACATCACGCCGTCCGATTGCTACATAAAAGCGCCCCAGCTCTAGAACGCCGCAGCGCCGCCGCTCTATTGATTGCCAGAGTGGCGGCGTTGCTTACTCGCTAACGATGCTTTGCTGAATATCTCTGCCCAGTCTGGGCGCTGCGGTAGCTCGGTGGGGCTTAATGAGAAACCACGGTAGCTTGCTAAAGCGCTGCGTCGCAAGCTACCGTGGTTTCTCATTATAGTCAAGCCCCTAACCAGCGTTTGCGGACGAAACAGCACCTTTCCGCACTTTCCGCACCTTTCCGCACCTAGCATAACACTAGTGCGGAGCCTTGTTTTCATTGGACTTTTTCACCATTGGCGGTGCCAACGCTCCGCACCTTGAAACAGCCATTTTGGCGCGCTTTCGGGTGTTTTCGGGCGCGTTTTCGGGTGTTTCCGCACCTGTTTTTGCGAGGTGCGGAAGGTGCGGAAAAAGATTTTTCGTGGCGGCTCAATATTTTTCTTGACCCAATGGGGCGACTGCCTGTAGGCTCTTTGTATGGGGCACGGTGCCCCGCATAGGAGAGACCGAGATGACCAAATTCTCAATAGTAAGAAATCACCTTAAAGCCTGCGCCGAGCATGGGCTGCCGATCAGGCTGCGCGTTCTGAATGTGCTGCACATTTTGCTGAAGTGACTTTAGCAGGGGCTTCGGCCCCCACCACAACCAAAGGAGAGAGACACATGACCCGCAACGACATCCGCGAATATTCGAGCCGCTTCGACATCAGCGACGACGAGTGCGACCGCATCGCCGCCGCCTCTGAAACAGAGGAGGACTTCATCCGCATTTGGGAGGACGAAGATTGGTGGACCGACCTTCAGCAGGAGCAATAGCGAACAGCAGGGGGGCTTCGGTCCCCACCACCCGCAGGGAGATACTGACGTGGTAACAAAAATATTTTGGCACAACATCCCAGACTCAGTCCTGACCCATTGCCCGAGCCACTTGCTGAAAAAGCATTTCGGCACGTTCATGCAGATCGCAAACTATAAATGCGTTTACTGCGGCGCAAAGTTTGAACCTTCGCAGAAGAAAGCACTGGTCGTCGATCACATTATCCCGTGGCGCATAGGCGGCGAAGACGTGCTAGAAAATTTTGTGGCCGCTTGCCGTGACTGCAATGGAAAGAAACGCACGTCGAGACTGCCCATTTTCCATGAGGGTTTGCTGTTGACGCTCTCAGCAAGACGCGCTGAAGTGTTCAGAAATCGCGTGAAAAATCCAGAAGACTACCCAAAGCCAAAGGCTTGTTTTTATAGGATGCTTGAGGCGTCTTGAAATATACCGCGGGCCTCGGCCCCCACCACAGCCAAGGGAGAGACACATGGCCACCGACGCAGCCTACGTCGCGCAAGTGCGGCAGCACGGGCAAACTTACTACTACTACGGCCAGACAGCCGATCAGGCGCTGACACGGGCACGGGCAGGCACACAAGGCCCGCTGTGGGAAGCGATCATGGTGTTCAAGATGCCTGAGCAGAAGGCAAACAAAATGGAGAACGAACATGAACCACACTGAGATCAAAGCGGCGCGGCAGGAACTGGGCCTGTCGCTGTCGCAATTCGCGAAGGTGTTGGACACCGATCCGACGACCACACGGCGGCTGGAGATGGACCCGCGCCATAGCACAGCCCGCCAGCCCGCGCCGCGCATGGTGCGGCTGGTCACAGCCTACCTCGACGGGTATCGACCCGCCGACTGGCCGGAGGACAAATAATGGGGGTGCATCCAACAGTCCGGCCCGAGGTGGTCCGGCTCTTTAACGAGGGCGTGAGCTACGACAAGATCGCCAAGGCGGTCGGTATCCCGCGCGAACACGTCAGGCAGCACGTATACATGGCCCGCTCGCTTGGTGAGATCGCTGAAGATCACCAGCGCCTCCGGCATAGGTATGGTGAGAAGCGTGAAGCGGTCTATCAGCACCTGCTAGAGGGCAAGTCTCCGCAGCAAATCTCCGACTCTATGGGCATCTCAAAGCACGCTGTCCACCATCACATCCGGTCAATGCGGGCAAACCCGAAGGACCGAGACAGGAGCGTCCTGAGCTACCGGCAGCCCAAGAGCCTGCTCTACGTCGCGTCGAAGGCTGTGGAAGCCACGGGTAAGCAGAAGGGCCGCATGAACGAGTTTTTCCAAGGTCTCGTCGATCAGAGGACTGTCGTGCGCCTATGCTACGAGACCCCTCGCGGTATGACCGTCATGGAATACGCGGCCAAGATGGTCGTGGATGCCTATGCGGATGGCGACTAATACCAAATGCCCCGCGAGAAAATTTGATTTGGCATTTAGCCAAGAAGGAGAGAGAATATGACCAAGCAAGATGATCCGCCGCGTCACCGACAGTTGTGGACGCAAGAGGAGGTGGACAGGCTGACCCACCTATACAATAAAATGGTGCCAGCCAAGTTCATCGCCCGCGAATTGGGCCGAACCCCAAGCTCCATAAACGGCGCAGTGAGCAGGCTTGGCCTGCTCTACAAAGCGCCGTGGTATAGAACAGAGGAGCTAGGCAAAGTCGAGGCCGCCGCGTTGCTGTTTAAGATGCTGCTGGGAGATAGGCAATGACACACGACGTAAACCGCTGGCACTCCAGCCCGCACTCACGGCTTCGGAATAGTGGCGATACGGTCCTGCGTCACCAGTTCAGAGTGGTCGAGCTGCTCACGAGCTTCTGGCCCGACGCGCCCCGAGCGGCCATCGACTACGCCGCCAGCCACGACGAGCAGGAGAGCGTCATGGGCGACATACCCAGCCCCGAGAAACAGCAGTGGAGCGCCGAGCTGCGGCGACTCTACGAGGCCCGTGAGGCCGAGGTGCGGGCGCAGATGGGCCTGCCCCACTGCCCGCCGCACTGGGCCGCGCAGGTGGCCTTCTGCGACCGCCTAGACGCACACCGCTGGGTGGCCAAGCACTGCCCAGAGGCGCTGCACGATGGCGGCTTCCCAGAGTTGCGGGAAGACCTGCTGCGGCAGGCCGAGGGCTTCGGGCTGGGGGAGGTCTTCGGGCCGGAGGGGGTAGACCATGACCAAACCAATCCTTGAGGTTGGCCAGACCTACGAAGAGAAATACGCCGATGCGCTGGCCAAGATGGCCAAGCGCGAGAGCACGATCATGCGAAAACGCTTCGGCAGCCGCATGGAAACGTCGATGGCTAATCAGCGATACAAAATAGGCGGCGCAAAGGGTGCCGCCGTCAGGAACGCCAAGCAGAAGGAGCATGACGCATGAGCGACGAAAACGTGATCTATCTCAACGAGACCACGACCGAGGACATTTCGCCGGAGCGGGTCGTAGGGGGCGCCCTCGACGCCAACCTGTCCGTGGCTATGGTCATAGGGCGAAGGCAGGACGGGTCGATCTACTTCGCGTCCAGCACCGGAGACGTGAAAGAGGCGCACTGGTTGGTCACCGTCGTGGCGACGCACATCGTCACGGGCTACACTGAGATGCGGGACTAATCCTCGTCATCCTCGACAACGCTATATTCAGCGTCAACGATCTCACGCTCAAGCGCCTCGCTCATCAGCGCAGCCGCTTGGGCGTGTAGGTCGTTGATGCTGATATTGACGTTTACATCCTTCTGGCGTGTATCATACTTGTCGTTCAACTTTGAGGCGATCCATTTATCCGTATCGACCTGCAAGCGGGCGACTTGGACGTTCTCCGCTGTCGCGGCCTGCGCCGTATCGACAGCCCTAGCGGCGTAAACGTGGGCGGCGTTACGCAACACCTCGTTGTAGCGCTCGCGCCGCCCCTCAACGCTGTCCAGCCAGTCATACCACGATGACCAAGACAGGCAGCCATTCGGCGCTTCCTTGCTGTTCTGGAACATGATCGTCCGCACCGTCTCGCCTGAGAGGATGCGCTCAAACATGGCCTCTTCGCCGTATTCCTCCAGCCAGCGCACCCGCGCTCTAGTCAGTGGTTGGCCCATTGTCATTCCCCTTCGTTGCCATCTCGCCGCCCAGAGCGGCGTATCCGCATATATCGATCCACGAGTCCGCGTGGTCAATGGTCTCCAAGAGGCGCGCCATCTTCATCCAGATCATCATCAGCGCGTAATGCTCCCGCGTCACCCTGCCATGCGTCCGCAACGCCTCTTCAGCGATCAGGTTCACGCCGACCGAGATGCGCCGGAAGTTGTCCTCGGCTGGCCCGTAGTCGGCCTGCCTCTGGCCGTCGATCAGGCCGAGCGCGGCCCCCAAGATGTCGCTTCGGTTCATGTCTTGTCCCCCGATGGTCCGACCTGCAAGATGCGTCGGATCGTGTTGAGTTGAATGATGCGCCCCGTGCGCTTGGCGCAGTAGTGGAACCGCCGCCAGTCTGCCTCGTAAGCCGCTGGACGGTCGGCCTTAATGAATAGCACAAACGCGCCCTCATCCGCCAGCCGTCGCATGGCACCGCCAAGCCAGCGATCTGGGTCGTGATCCCAGCCAAGATTAGCGCGGTAGGCGTAGCGCACCACGTCGCCACGCTTCATGGCCCACAGTATCTCCGCCGCCTCCTCTGGATGCAGCGCGTCTATCTCAAAATGGTATTGCATCCCCGTCCCCTAAATCCTGCTCGCTGATGCGCGTGATCCTCGCACTCGGGAAGCTCCGCAGCGCGGCCTCCACAATCTCATTTGATGCCGCCGCGATGATCCGCGCCGCGTCCTCCGCCGAATACACCGCCCACGTCGGGTTCTCGCGCCTCACCGTGGCCACGTCGGCCCTCGGCCCGCAGATCGCGACGCACTGGCCGCGCCCCTCGCCCAGCACCACCGCAAATGCTCCGCGCTCCGGCAGCGGGCTATGACCAGCGTCTATCGCGGCCTCCTCCAAGATGTCCCACGCCTTGATGAGCCGCGTGGCGATCTCCGCGCACTTCACCGCATTCTCGGCCAGCATGGCCTCGTGCAACTCCTCGTAGACCTGCTCGAACCGAAGGGCCATAGGCGGCGATACAAGGCTTCGCAGACGGTCGCCCCACTTTGACTGCATCTCCCTCGCCTTGCGGTCCAGAGGCGCTACAGCACCGCTCACGGCGGCTGGGTAGGGCCTCCCGTAGTCCGTGGATCGCGGGTCGTATTTCTTCGCGTCCTCGATCTGTTTTTTCGTCGGCTTTCTCACCATAGCGGACACTCCTCCCAAAGCTCCCCGATCTCCATGCTAATCATATCGGCGCGGGCCACGAACCCGTTGTCGCCCTCGGCCTCACCGGCCAAGATGACGCGGCCCCGATT